TGCTAATATTTGGAACACGACTGATGTGACTTCATATTTGCATACTAATGGGACAACGAATGGGCAAATTGTTGTGCGTGTGGTGAATCCCATTACGGGACCTACCGCAACACCGAATGTTACCCTAATGGTTTCAGTTCGTGCTGCAGAGAACTTGGAGTTTGCTGGTCCTAGGGAATTGTCGCGACGATTTTCGACATTTGTCCCTCAATCATTGAGTTATGACTATCGAAACTATGGAATTGTCCATTGACAATAAACCGCCGGTTCATGAACCTTCACGTTATCTTACGCATATGGGTGAATGTATCACTACGCTGCGGACTCTAGTTCATCGCTACTCGTTTGTAACATCTCAGATTACACAGGCTCCTGCGAATAACACATATGAGAATGCAGCAACGATGAATAGGATGCCGTTGATGTGTGGGTTTGACCCAAATGGGCAATTGATTGCAGTAGGCTTAATTGTTGCTGCTCCCGCTCCATATTCTTGGACTACTCTTCATCCCCTTACTTATATTGCTTCCGCATTTATTGGTTATAGGGGATCAGTTAATTGGATGGCCGCATCCACTGTCACTGCTGGTGGTGTACACTTGGCGAATCATTCGTCATGGGGTCGCTCACTGGCCACTGACAATGTGGGTATTATAGGCACAACAGCGGCAATAGGCACTCATAGTGCCAACACCAAATTTCGATTGGCTACCACACTTGGTACCCGGTCGGCCTCTGGTGCAGCAGTCACGCCTGGTGAGCGTAACCCTTATCTCACTATTGGTTCGGGCTTTTATAGCGCGTATAAGTTTAATACTACCAATGTGACATTCACCATCCCGGGAACCAATCAAGACGATTCGGCGGAACAATTGCTCACGCATAGTGTGATTGCTAATACTTTCACTACTTCCGTCTTCTCGCAAGATTATTGGGCTGCAGCGGGACCAGATTGGTCGCCATTCTTCTTTTTGAATGTTCCGACTTATTATTGGTACTCAGCAATTCCCGTGGCAGGTTAAAATCCTGCAAAAAGTAAACACAACTTTTCAAAATGTGTCGTCGATACAGACGTAAAAATTGTTGAATATTCTGTTCATGATTCCTTATGGAAGGGTCATAGTGCAGAATTCCGGTGTGGTCGGCAGCAGCCTGTATCAGGTAGTAAAACTCAC